ATCTCTTGTTGAGCAAATAATACTTGGTCGCTATTTGTATCTAGATCTGTTTCTGTTAAAACACTACCATCTTGAAAATCTACTTTCTTTGCACTTATATTTGTATCTCTTTGAAATTTAATAGCAGCACCACTAGCAGGGATGTTACCAGAAGTGAAGGTAACTGTAGACCCACTAATTGTGTAATGAGTATCTAATGTTTTCAAAACCCCTGCTACTGTTACGTCTACTTCATTGTTGGCTAAGAATGAAAAAGATATTGCAAAGTTAGTTGTACTACCATTACCAGTATGTGTAGTAGCTGTCGCTGTAGTGTTAGTAGCCATGATTAAAAGGAACTATTATTAAATGTACCTAAATTAAGTTTATCAAACTCTTCAAGCAATACATTATTATAATTTTGATTTTTTTCTTCAACCGCATTTATTCTATTATTAATATCTTCTTGTGTCATTTCAGTTCGCATATACTCTATCATACCTGCTTTTATATATTTGGTATTAATTTTCGATAGTGTTTGGAATATTTCTTCTGATGCTCTTTGTCCTTCTTCACTCTGTAATCCATAATTTTTAATAGTATTTCTTCGTAGTTGTATATAATCTGTATTTATCTCTGCATTGATAGCTTCTTTTATATTCATATTTTTACCTTTATATTTTAGTTCTATAAGGTTTGTAATCTTTTTAAGATTATTGTATTCAACTCTATCTAGTTTCTTTGGTATAAAATCTTTTGATCTTAAATTAGGCAGTACTGATCCTCTTAACATATCTGGTGGTGCAGGTAACATTTTACCTATTTCAGCTTGAACATCAAGAACCAAATAGTTTTGGCTTTCACTTATAGGTCTATTATAGATAAATTGGAGAAGACCTCCTTCTTTGCGTGGATGAGTTATTACATGGTTAGTTATATGATCTACCTGTGCAGGTAATCTACCACCTACATTTACAGGTACGATTTCTTTAAACATTTTATCTACTGTATTTTGAAAGGCTTGAATTATAAAATTTGCTTTATTAAAATCTTCATGGCTATATGGCAAGCTTTCATTAGCACCATCTCCTGAGTATGTTTTTGAATCACGTTTTATAAATTTCCTTAATTCTGTAGGATCGCCTGTTGATTCAAACAATGCTTTAGCGTCTTCTTCAGAGAATCCCATTGTTTCTTTTATAGCAGCAGGTACTCTCCATAGTCTTTTTAACAGACTTGAATAGAAGAAGTTAGAAGAGCCTAGTCTACCAAGATAATCAAGAAAACTTTTGTCTTGGTATTTCAAACCTTCATCTATACCTTGTTCGCTAATTCCTCCACCAACTTGTATGAACTTTAACAACTCAGATATTTGACTTGTATATGTTTTATTAAACATATTACGACCAACAAAAGCAGCCCAACTTCCTACATATTCTGCAATTCCTTCTCCTTCGTCAGGCAAGAAAGGTTGCATCTCAGCAAAATCTAACCAAGTTCTAACTAAAGAAGCTAATGGATCAGGTATAAATTCAAGACTCTTATAAATATATACAGGCTTACCATTCTTTAATAAAGGTTGTCCATATTCGTCATACTGCAAAACAGCTTTACTATAAGGCCGCCAACCATTTTTATACATAGAAATCCATTGTGCAGCACCTTCTTTGGTATAAAAATTAGGACCACCACCTGTTAAAAATTCTTTCTTATATCCGTCATCTGTGTCTTCAGACTGTTTGTTGGTCATAAATAACATTAAAGTACCAAGTGCAGCACCCATTCTTATTTGACCATTTGCCTGTTGACGAACATAAGGGTCTGGACTATTTAAGTCAGCAACCATATCAGGAAGAAAAAATTGATTTACACGATTTATATTGACCCTTTTCCCATTTGGTAACGTGATTTGTATTGGCATATTTACTATTGGCAAGTATCTTGCAGTCTCAAGCATCATATTGGTTGGAGTTCTTGTAAATTTAAAATAAAATCTAACTGCCGAATTATTTATAGCTGCATCATTTATTAATTTTGCACCTTGTCCAAAAAGACTATCTGTTCTTATGTCTTGAGTAAAGGTAACATTCTTGCCAACTTCTTTTGCTCTTGTAAGTATTCTTTGTATTACTGCATCAGTTGGTTGAAGGACTCCATCTTCTATTCTTCCTAGCTGTCCTTCTTGACCTTTTAAGAAATAAGAAATAACACCATCTACAGTTCCTTTTATATATTTTGTTAAATCTTCTCCTTCTAAGTTTCTAGCCACACCTTCATTAAAAGCTTCAAATGCAGTAGCAGCAATAATATTAGGTGCTTGTATCAAAGCATCATTAGATGCCATTAATCTACTAGGTAATCTAACAACTCTTCCAAACTCGTCATAGGCTCTTAAAGGCCAGAAACTAGAGTCTGAAGATATAATGAATCGTTGACCTGTATCTCCTTTTATACTTCCAACATTTAAAAAATTATCTTCCATATCCCATGATCTTTTCCAAGCTTGCACACCAAAATCTAAGTTATAAAATAAATAAGACATATATTGTTGTGCTGCCCTTAACTCTTGAGCATTACTAGCACCTACAAAATTATTCATTGCTTTCATAAACGTCATCATTGCACCAGAATATAAATTTATTGCTTGTGTATTAGGACCAGACAAAATACCATTTATACCAATTTCATTTATAATCCTTACTCCTTTATCTAATCCTTTTACAAATGAATTAGATATAGCATCTTGATTTTGTATTGCAACAAGTTTTCTAGGATCACCACTTGCTGCTTTTAAAGTAACTGCTGCTTGATTTAACTTTGAATAATCTCCTGTTCTTGTAGCTTCTTCCAAAGCTTCTGTAAGTCTAGTTTTTAATAATTGATTTCTTGCGATTGCGTCATCAATATCTATTTGCAACTCAGGTACTTTGGCAGTAGCAGCAGCTTTTTCTGCTGCTGTCATACCTGTGATTTCTTCTACAGTCTTACCTTCTATACCTTGTTCTGTCTTCATACCAAAAGACTTAACAGTTCTACCTGCTTGAGTTCTTAATGGCAGACCAAGTGTTAACCATTCCTCTACGTCTGTTAATGCTTCAAACAAATCATCAATACTTTTTTGTATCTTTGCAGAATCTTTTGTCTTAATAAGATCCATCATTATTTGGTTTTTATTAGCTACGTTTTCTGTTGCTAGTGTTATGACTTGTGCAACTGCAAAGTTTAAAGAATCACTAGGAACTAAGTTATACATCTTTGCATACATCTCTGCATATTCTTTTATTGCACTTGTATTAGCTAATGAAACAACTCCTTTATTAAACATACCTAGACCTTCAAGCCTTGTTTGTACTTGACTCTTAGAACCTACAAAAACATTTTCATCTTTTAATTGCCTAATTATTGCTTCTACTAATTCTTGTTGTCTTGGTTTAAATTCTTTGATAAAGGCAACTGATTGAGGATTTTTTGTAAGATCTCCTAAGTTTTGTTTCTTGTTAGTAATTTTAGTTTGGACTGTTCCAGAGTATTTATTATCAGCAGGTACTTCTATTGTTAGTCCTACTGTATTACCTTGACCTGCTTTTGCGTTACCTGTTTTATCAATAACTATCTGTTTAATTTTTTCGTGTATATTTGTTCCATGCTGTCTTATTTCTGCTTCTGTGAAACCTTGACTGATAAAACTCTCTAAAATTTTATCTGCATTTTTAGGTGGCTTTGTTTTTTTGTGTCTTAAATACCAAGCCATCTTATCAAAGTCAGACTCAAAAATTATAGGTGCATCTCCATAGTTAGGTTTTGTATTTCTAAATTGATTAGGTATTACATATGTTCTGGCAGAACCATCTACAGGTTTTGTATTCGTCTGACTACTTGTACCAGAACCTTCGTTCTTTAATTTTTCTCCAATGTTGTCGTAGTTTTCTCCTTTGCTTTCTATATCATTCTTTAAAACTTTAGTAGCTTTGTTTATATTGTCTGCTGCTTCTTCTACAATCTGAATATCTTTTTTATTTAAGTTAAATATATTGTTTAATTTGTCATATTTGAAACCTTTGTATTTAGTAAATATTTTATCTAGACCTTCAATAGAACCTTTAAAAGTAGCACCAAAGCCAGCACCAAGACCTGCATTTGTAAAGTATTCTTCTAAAGTTACATCATCTCCTAAGATATCTCTTAAGAAAGTTTCAGTAGTAGCGATTGTACTACCATAAGCACCTGAAGCAGCTACACCTCCCCAACCTTTTGTTGTCACACCAAAGGGAATGATTTGAGTAAAACCTGCTGCAAAAGCTTCATTGTTATTAGGTTTAAAATTTACTCTATCTTCTTCTTTAATTCTTTGTTTTTGTGCTTCCACATTTGCAAAGTAACCTACACCCCATTGACCAAGAGCATATAAAGCTTTAGCCCATTTACCTTTACCAAACAATAATGGACTAAAAACATAATCTGCTGTCATACCTACACCTATCTCTATACCCATACCTTTTGCTACTTTATTTAGTTGCGACTCGTCATCAGCTTGAAGCCTATTGATAGTAAAACCTTTGTCTTCATAATATTTCATTACATTTGCAAGACCTTTTTGAAAATCTTCACTCTCTACATCTTCTCTAGATATTTTGTTTCCCAGAAACTCTTCACCTGTGAAACCTGTTTCCTGTTTTATTAATTTAAAAAACTGTTGTCTATCTCTTAATCCTTTGATTGGCTTGTTATCAAACCCTAAGTTAGTAGCTTGATTACCTTTTACAAAATCATAAACACTTAAAAAATTTAAACGTGCTTCAAGGTTTGGTACAGTATCTTCTCCAACTGAAAAGTCTATAGTTTTATTAAATATATTTCTTGTCTTATCATTTGGTTCCGCATACAAATCAAATGGTTCCCCTCCATCTTGTAAGAAGGTATTTGTATAATCACTAAAATCATATTCTGTATCCCAATCTAACCAACTCTTATTACTGTTAAATATTTTTTTACTATCAAAATTATTAGTAAATTCAACTTCTGGCTGGTCCTCTTCTGTTGTATCAACAGTTGTTTGATTTTCAGAAATTACTTCTCGAAGTTCTTCATCATAACCTATATCTACAGTAGGCTTCTCTTCGTTCTCATAACCTATGTTTGGAGTTGAACTTGTCATGTTTAGAATAATGGTGGATTACGTTTTGCGTCTTTTATCAGTTGTAAGACTTTTGCTTTGTAGTCTTTATCTGTAGCATAAAGATCGTCTGGTCTGCTTAAGATTAGATCAATAGCTTCCTCAACTGTTTCTACACTAACTATACCTTTTCTATCTTTAAAAGGATCATTCCATTCTTCTTTGTATTGTTTCATTTGATCTCTAATATCATCAAAATCTACAAAGTCTCTTCTTGTGTTTTCAAGACCTTTACCTAAATCTTCTTGTGTTTCTAAGTTAGTAGATTTACCTTTTTGTATTTGACTTAAGGATGCTTGCAAACCTAAATAATTATTTCTACCTGATGGTGATGCTCCATTACCTGTTTCTTGCATAGCTTGTGCAGCAGTTAATTCTGGAAACTTATGCCCTGCTTCTTTAGCTAATTTATAGAAGATAGGAAAGTTTGTTTCAAATCTTTTTACACCATTAGTCTCTTCTGAACCTGCTATCCCTAAAGATTCTGCTGTTTGTTTTGGATCTTCTATAGCATCATTGGGAATGATAACCCCATCACTCTTTGGTACGAAAACTTCTTTACCTTCTTCTCCGACAATTATAGGTTCATCTTTTTTAACAGGACCGCCTTCTGCCATTTGTTTGTATTTATTTAATTTTTTATTATTTTTTATTCCACTCTTCGGATTAGATAAATCATATAGTTCTTGAAGTAAAGAGTTTTCAAAGGTATATGTACCTTTTACTATTTTTATTGTTTCTAATTGTACAAATTCAATAATTTCTTTTTTTACTTTATTTCTGTCTTCTTCATTTTTATAATCTGTCATAATCCAATCGTCAATTTTATCTCTATATCGTTTTGAAAGATCATTAAAAGCATTTGTATATTGAACTTTAACTACTGTAAATCCAGATCTACTATCCTCTCTCAAAGCTTCCTTCATGTTCTTAAGAGTTCTGTCAAACTCTGGATAAGAATTTAATACCCCTTGAGGACTTTCTTTATTAAGTAATTTCAAGGCTTTGTCATATCTTGCTCTATCTGCATCAGTCGCAGTAGGACCTAATATAGCCATAAAACTATCTAGTCTTACTTTCGCTTTATCTTTATCACCTAACTTGCCATTAGTGTAATCTCTTGTAAATCTATCAAACCAATAATCAACATTATCATTTCTTAAATCATATTCCTTAACAATAAATTGTTTTAAATCTTTGTGTTCTTCTACTAATGCTTTTAAAGTCTTTACATTATTCTTATACGTTGTTGGGTCCATAGAAGACCAATCCATACTACCTAAAGTTTCTTTAATCTCTTTCTTATTTAGCAACTCTAAAAGTTTGTTCTCTTCTTTATTAGTGTCATGGATTTTTTCATATATTTCTTTCTTAAGTTTCAAGATACTATCATCCTTTTCCAGAAATTCTCCTAATGTTTTTTGTATTGGAAATCCGTCTTTAGTAGTACCACTTGGTCCTACTGTAATGCCTGACATAAATTCTATATAATCATCTAATTCAGATTGAGCATCTACCCAAGAAATATTACCTTGTTGAAAATCATTTAAAATTCTATAACCATTTTTTTTAATTATTTCAACCATACCTGATGGGGAAACAACTCCTGTCAACCCTAATTTATATGCGTTGTTTGTATCAGACTGAAGCAAAGACAAAGCATAACTTTCTCCATCTTGGAAATCTGTATCAATAATATTTTGTTCAATACTGTCATCGTATTTACTGATATTACGAAAATACAATAGAGAACTGTCTGTCAATATATCTCTATAATTACTTATGTTTGCATCTGATTTTGCTGCTGCTTGTTTACTTATTGCTTTCTGTAAAGCAGCATTTTGTTGTGGGAAGAAGAACTCATTTAAAAGATTTGGTCTTATACCTTTTGTATCTAATAATTGCGTTTCTCTAAATTCGGCCATAGCTCCTTGAAACTCTTTAGAATTAATATCGAATTGAGATATATGTACAGGAGAAGTACCACCTGCTTTATTTGGTACTTGAACGAAATAATTTGAAAAGAATTGATTAGTTTTACCTTCTGCTATATTTCCTAAATTAATTGCTAATTGTTTTTCAAGTCCATATTCTATATACATATTTCCACCAACAAAATTCCTCATAATTCTTCTGCCGTCTTTCTTCTCTAATTCTTTTTTTATTTTATTTATATCTTCAGGAGTGGAACTTAAAATCTTATTCTGTCCTTCTAATATCCCTCTTTGTTTTTCTTGTTCAATTACATTACTTAAATATTTTTGTATTACAGGATTAACAGTAGCCAAGCTCTGAGCCAAATCCATTATTCCAGTTCTAGGTTGAACTTGTACAGGTTCGACAAAAGTATTTACAGGC